GTAAGCCTTGTCTGGATAACACCAGATGCTGAGTTCAAGATTGCAAAAATGGCACGAGTGTCAAATCCGCAGAACCAGAACGCACCTCCTGACAAGCTTATTGCTTACTGCATACGAAAGAAGCATTGGTCAATTTTTGAGATGTGTAATATGTGCCTTGATATTCATACAAGGCGAGATATCTCTGCACAGTTTGCAAGACATAGTTCGATACGCATACAAGAATTTAGTCAACGCTATGCGCAGGTCACTGAAAAGATTGAGATTCCTGACTTGCGGCTTCAGGACGAGAAGAACCGTCAGGCGAGCAACACGTGGGAAGACGAAGAAGCAAAAGCAGTTGCACAGGCGAAGATAGAAGAACTATTCAAACAACAGACAGAAGTTTATGAATGGTTACTTAGTCAGAACGTTGCAAAAGAATGCGCTCGCTCTGTCTTGCCTATTTGTGCACCGACACATATCTATGCAAACGGAACCATCCGCTCTTGGATTCACTACATAGAAGCACGTGCAAACAAAGATGCTCAGGGTGAACACGAGCAACTTGCTAATCAGGTAAAAGAGATTTTCGTAAAGCATTTCCCTGTTACGGCAAAGGCACTGGAGTGGACTCTGTGAGCCTCTACACGTACCGTGGACGGCTCATACGAGTTGTTGACGGAGATACTATCGAAGTCGATATAGACCTTGGATTCAACGTCCTTTTAGGGCAGCGAAAACTCCGCCTTGCAGAACTAGACACACCTGAAATCAAGACCGATGAAGGCAAGTATGCAAAACAGGTTACGACTGACTGGCTCAAAGAAAACACTATTTCAAAAAAGCAGTTGACAGAGTCTATAACCTATGTTACATTCCAAACACTAAGCGACAAACCTGATAAGTATGGTCGCATCTTAGCCAAAGTCTATGGGAAGGACGGGGCTACGCTAAATCAGTATCTAATAGATAAGGGGATAGCGAAACCTTATGACGGTGGGAAGAGAACTTGAGATTGCAATATTCTTGGTTTACGGACGACAGACTGAAAACACTAAGTACGCAAGCACGATACCTTTTGCTTGCTTCGGAGTCTTGGTCACGTTCAAATCGAACAAACGGCAAGATATCTAAACAACGAATGGTGCAGATAATAGAAACATGTGTTGTTTCAAAAGAGCATTCCTATGAGTTGATAGATGCCGGACTAGTCTATTTTGAAGAAGGCTATTTCACGATAGTTGGACTTACGTTTGACTCTCAGGAACGGTGCTTGGAAACCGTTGAGTCTATGCTGAGCGAGTGTGACGCTGACCCTTTACGGTCTCATTGGCGTAGTCACTTGCAAGCACAGGAAGAGAAGTCTAAACCTATCAATGTAGGCTCGTGGAGACTCGCTGTGCTAAACAAATGGCTCAATGGCGTAAGTACTCCAAAGAAGCACGAAAACAAGCGTATTCAGGCACACGCAAATACAATTGCCAAGATTGACGCAATGGCAAAATATATGATGGAACAAGCCGCTGATGCACCAAAAGAAAATGTCGCATCTTTAGGTGAACGACAACTTTTGGAGATTGAATGAAAATCGGAAACATCACAGAGATTAATCTGTTGAGTCAGTTGGATGACAAGGGTATTTACGGCTACGCAGCGAAGGCAAGACTTGCTTGGAATCAAAAAGGTCAAAAGGTTACTATCACAAACCTGCGCACAAATCGTGACACCGTAATTGGTGCGGAATCATGCGCAGATGCTTTGCGACAGTATCTAGCCAATAACGCCTTCTAGGCGAAAGACATAGTCCTCTTCTTCGTACATTCGTCATAACAATCCACAGTTGCATCAACGATGTCGTCATGCCGCCCCATAGGAAATTGCCTGAACTCATCGAGCATAGGTTGATTCCATGCGGCGGCTATCATGTTCACGTTGAAGTTGTTTACCTGTGCCGCAAATGGCTCAGCCCTCAACGTCTTATTACCTGTTGGACTTTGAATGCTCACACGGTAGCCATGAAGCATTCTGAGTAAGTATCTAGCCTGACTCTTTCCAGCCTGTGCTGGGTCTTGTGGGAGCCGTATGGTGACATCTTTACCATCCATCTCAGCAGTCCTATAGATGATGTTGTCACGCTCATCCACATCGAACTGACCAATGACTACATCGAGTATCCAGAAGCGTCCGATGTTATCAAGAGCACCCTTAACTCCAACCGTATAGTCACCTGCTCCACGTGTTGATGCCAAGTCCCAAGCCCTAATAACTCTGCGGAATCTTCCGACTGACAAAGGCAGTTCTTGGAAGGTAGAGATACGGTCTTGACGAATCATCGCACCAGAACGTTGTGTTGGAGATTGTTGGTAAAGTGCTTGCCAGCCGTACTCTCCTTCGTTTTGAAGCATGACCGCTTTGATACGCATCAAGTCTTCTACGGAGTAACGCTCAGGCCACAGAGACTCACCCGGTTGTCGTCCTAATTGGTCAGCCTCTTCAGCAATAGCCGGAAGTTTTAGGACAACCCACTTGTTTGGCTCAGATTCGATGGCACGGCTCGTGATGTCATCGTGATGCCAACGTGTAGCAACGATAATCATGGCTCCACCCGGTTCAAGACGAGTGTAGATATCGTCAGTAAACCAGTCCCAAGCCTTTTCACGCAGGTTGATGCTTTCAGCATCTTCACGTCGCCTGATAGGGTCATCGATGATGATTCTTTTAAAACCTACACCAGTAGGTGGAGAACCAACACCACGACTCATAAATGTGCCGCCTTCAGGCATACCCCATTCATCAGCAGCACGACTACTAGTCATGAGTTGCCGACGTGATTCAACAATTACTCTTGCCTTACGGCTAAAGCGACGTGCGATACGTTCGTTATATGCAGTTACAAGGACGTTGTCCCTAGGATTCTTTTCAAATGCATATGCACCGTAACGAACCGTAGTAGTTTCGGTTTTGCCATGTCTAGGGGGCATTGAGATTGCCAGACGGTCAATCTGTCCACGGTCAACCGCATCAAGGTGTTCAGCAATTAACTTGATATGCGCTGGGTCAGCAGTCCACCCCTTTGGGAGTGTAAGTTTTAGATACTCATGAAAAGACTCCATCGAGCCTTTCTCAATACCATCCCTATAAGGGTTGTAGATATCACTCGTCGTCCCCGGAATCCTCAATCCCCGCCGTATCGCTTCCTCCATCAGCTTCTGCCGTAAGGAGTCTTGTAATTTGCTCATCTGTCATTTGCCTCACATCAACTTGAGTCTTCTTGCCCCAACGCTTGCTATGTCGTCTTTCCAGTAGCCAAGCCGCGGCACCCCAGTTTTCTTCTGCGGCACGACGTATACGGACAATAAGTCCTAACTCACCACGGCTTTCAGCCATGCGTACACGACGTGCAAATTCAACGAGTTCTGTAGGGACATCCATGTCACCACTCTCACCACGTACTATCCAATCCTTCAGTCTTCTGACGGGCACACCAGCGACCTGAGCCGCTACAGAGTGTGATGCCCCAGCAAGGATTGCATCCAAGATAACTTTCATCTTGGTGTCGTCAATTGATAGAGGAGTTCCACCATAGGCTTTGCCGTCAGGTCTTTTCGAACTCATTACCGCTTGACGTCGTGCGTGGTACTCATCAAAAAGTGGAGCAGATAATTCTTCCTTGATAGAGTCTCTTGATTCAGGAACCGATAAATCAATCGGCACTAGTTCATCATCATCCATTTCTTAGAACTGCCTTTCCTCTGGTTTGTTTTTCCCAAGTCACAATCAACTTGTCACAGTCTTCTTCGTTCTCACCAACAACTAACAGTGAATCGCCTAACTCCCACGTTTCGCCTTGATTGGCAAGCCTTGGGACTAACTTTTCATATGAGTCAGTAGTTAATTTAAGTTCTTCATTTGCGATATCACTGATGAAGTTGTTCAAGTCTTCGTAGTCATATCCGGTACCGGCTAGTTGCTTTTCAGTATTAGCCAACTCAGCAAGCAAGACAGTCAACGCCGTGTTGTCGTCTAGACCAAGGCGTGTTGTTCTGTTGTCAGCAAGCAGGATTCTGACTTCTGAGTCTTCATCTACATCAACCCACTCAACAGGCACTGTGTCCATTTTGAGTGCCTTGGCAGCCATCAGCCGGTGATTTCCAGCAAGGACGTAGTTGTTCCTCTTGTTGACTATCAGGCGACCGTAGAAGCCATTTGTTTCTATAGATGAAATGACAGCACCCAAGTCGCCTTGATTGACATTCCTTGGGTGCTGTTTAAGTAAATGTACGTCAACTTCCTCAGAAGCAACTGTCAGCCTTTTAATCAATGTAGTCGTCTGCAACCCATGGACCCGTGCCAAGAAGATACACTTCTTCCTTCAACTTGATAGGGAAGACTCGGTAACCTTCATGAGCTTCCATGCTTGTCTCACTCATCTTCCACTCAACATTGCGTACAACAATGAACTGATTCTTATCTTCAACAAAATCTTCAAGCACGATGCCGTACGACCAATGACCAAGTTTAGTCCTGAAGCGAACTTTCGTACCCGCCGGGATAATGTCATCGGACTTGCGTTCACCCATGTATTTGAGTTGATAACCAAGAACCATACCGATAAAGATTGCCGAAATAGCAGTCATTCCATATGTGACTAGTGTCGCATTTTCAAACATCATGAACCTCCCTTTGCTGGCTTATGCCAACGCTCCCGCCAGACTTGCATTCCACGCTCCGCATTAGCAGTCCGCTTTGACTTTGTGTAAAGCGATACGGCTTCCCTTGCAACACCAAGGGCAACGAAGTGCTTCTTGCCTTCTAAGCCACCGGCACGTCGAATCCAAGTCGTACGCTCTTCTTCCGGTATCTTATTGACGATGTTTTCAAGCATCTCTGTTTCTTCGGCTTTGATTAGCATGTTGTTAGCATTGATAGACTTGGCAACATTGACCGCTTCACCAGAACCGTAGATACCTTCAACGGTTGTCAACATCTTCGCAATTAGTTCATCCCGATTCTCATCACCACTTGGTTTGAGTTCGTTAGTCCAACTGAAAAGGTCATACTGCTTATCACCCAACTGATGCGTGACAGGCACGGGTTCAGCCTTGTAGACCTTCTGTGCTTCGACTATGTGCCCCGGTACGCCGTGGATACGTGGCATACCCAAGACATCAAGCACCTTGTTTGCGACTTCTTCGTAAGTAGGACGGAACTTCTGGTTACGTAGCCAATATCGTAAACGCCACACCTCAGGACTTTCGTTTGTCATAGGTTGCTTTAGTTCACTAGGTCTTTGGTTTACAATTGCTTGCTGCAATGGACGTAAGGCGTTTGTATATTCCTTTGCATCCATTTCATCCATTTCGATACCAGATAGACGTGAAAGGTCAGACATAACTTCCTTCCACATTGCGACGGACATTTCTCGTGGGTTCATAGAGACATGTTACTAGATTCTGTGGACTTTGTCAACTCTACTTTTTCTTTTAGTTGTTTACGAGTCCAACCCTTAATTTTTGTCTTAGGGCAGACTTCCTTAAGTGCACCTAGTACTCTTAGGTCATCGTAGACTTCATCGAAGCCGTTGACAGTTATGATGACCGTCTTTCCACAGTTGATGCACATGCACATGTAGTGGCATATATCGGTTTTGTGGTAAAGCATTTTGTGGAAGCCTTGACCACGCATAGTCCTTCGGTACGTCTGATAGAGCATAACGGCATTGTACAATCTAAATAACTGTACTGTTGACACTAATGGTAAAAACAAAAATATGACGTCTAGTGATGAATCCTTAGTTGGATATGACTTAAGAGCCACAGTGGACGACAGGGAAGCCACTTTTGTCCGCTTTGCTTTTTTCTGTAATCGTGGTTACTGTGTAGAGTTGACAAATGATGATGCAAAATCCATTATAGTTAAAATGCGTGATGCTTCTCGTCGTATCAAATTCAATTCGGTGAAGACTGATGAACTCATGCGGAAGGAATTCAATAGATGGGCTTGTTAAGCAGGTTCTCTGACGCTTGGTTAGCCCTAACGGGTAAAGATGAAGTAAAAGTCACTCTACGCCCAAGTGCTGAGGCTCCACAGCCACGAAACCGTACCCGTGCCGTCGCACGTGCTGGTAACGGTGGGCTTGAAAGCATCATCACAACCAAACTACCATCGAGCAAACTTGATTGGGCAAAAGAGGCTGGAGACCTTGGTCTCAACTCTATTATTGCCATTGGTCTTGACTGGTACATTCGAAATCTAAATGTAGGTAAGTTGGTAATCCAACGAAACGTACAGGATACAAAGTCTGACAAGTTTGAACTTATCGACACACACCCGCTCCTAAACCTTCTTAGGAATCCATCGCCGGGTGTACCAGCAAACACATTCTACGGATGGATTACGCAGGACTTGAAATTGCAAGGCAACGCCTATGCACGAAAAGTCCGCAAGGGTGGTCGCCGTAGCGAAGTCGTTTACTTGCAGTTCTTGCCGTGTGACATGGTCACTCCAAAGGGTGAGCCTGAACTCATCGTAAAAGAGTACATCTACATGGTGGATGGCGTCCAGTACGACATAGCATCTGAAGACATTATTCATTGGCGGTATTTACGTGACCCAATGGATATCCGTGTTGGTCGTTCAACGATAGCATCCGTCCTAAAAGAAGTTGCCGCAGACAACCAGAGTTCCACTGTTAGTTACTCACTGCTCAAGAACAACGCTATGCCGTCCTTGATGGTGGGTCCAGCCTCTGGTGACATGATGGTTGAAATCATGGAAGAGGATGCACGAGTCCTTAAAAAGCGTTTGCAAGAAGACTTCTGCGGAGACAATGCAGGTGGTATTGCGGTATCTACTGCTCCTTACTCCATCAGTAGGATGTCCATGTCACCGGCTGAATTAAGCCTTGACGAACTGCGACGTAAACCAGAAGAAAGAATTGCATCAGCCTTAGGTTTGAACTGTATGGTTCTGGGGCTTGGTGCAGGACTTGAACGGAATACTTACTCTAACTATGCTGAGGCACGTCGTGCTGCATGGGAAGACGGGATGGTTCCACTGCAAGAACAACTGTGCGCTCAAATCACCATGGCGATGATTCCTGAGTACACCGACTTGCAGGAAGATGACATCGTAGCTTTTGACAACACTGAAGTGCCAGCACTCCAAGAGGATGAATCACTTCGTGTATCAAGAGCAACAACACTGTATGCTGCTGGAATCATCGATAAGGCTGAAGCCAGAAAGATGATTGGAGAGGTAGCACGAACTGAAGATGAAGGCATCAACTCTCAGACTGGAGTGGGCGTCGAAGCAAGCGCAATACCAGCCGAAGCACCACCAGAACCAGCGGTACAGCCGGAACCGCCAACCACACCTCCAACGCCTCAGCCAGAACAAAAGGCAACAGAAGTTGAACTAGAAGAGGTAAAGGCTGAAGGGTATAAACCAACGTCTGGCATGCAGTCCGCTGCCAGACGTGCACTTCAGTGGAAAAAAGAAGGCAAGTCCGGTGGAACGCTAATTGGTTTGACACGTGCTAATCAGTTGGTGAATGGCGAGAGTCTGTCCGAGAGCACAGTTCTACGCATGTACTCATTCTTCTCACGACACGAAGTTGATAAACAGGCTACCGGATTCAATAGTGGTCAAGATGGCTTCCCAAGCAATGGACGGGTTGCATGGGACTTGTGGGGCGGTGACGCTGGCGCATCTTGGAGTAAAAAGATTCGTGACCGCATCATGAAAGAACGTGAAGGCAAATGAGCACGGAACGTGTAGACGAAGCACTACTCATCATGAGAAGTCTGAGTGATGAGTACGACCAGAGCGTAAACCGCACAGTCAAACAACTCAAAGACAAATTTAAAAAACAACGAGAGTCTATTGACGCAATCGGCACTATGGTCAAGATGAGTGGTCTTGATGTCCAGACGTCGGCAATACTTTTGCGTAGACTGCAAACAATCGTTGTCACGACCGCTAGTCTGATGCTTGACAAGTTTGATGAAACAAAGTCATCTCTTGCAACGATGATTATTGAAGAACTGAATGAAAGTTCTGAAGTACTCAATGGCAAGAAGTTAATTAGTGACGAAGAAGCACAAGACTTCATCAAGCAACTATTCACCCCTGAGCTTGACTATCAGATGGAATGTGAAATAGAGACGATAGTTGACAATGCTAGGTTAGCAAACAATATTTCATTTAGTCAACCACATGAATTGATTATGTCGGCTATTTCTGACGCAGATGAAGACTTTGTATCTAATATAATTTCTGTGTTTACTAAAGCTGCGAAAAATATCTTTACCGATGTAGTCCGCTTGACGATAAGGGACAAGAACGTCAAATGTGTGACGGTTACCCCTTGCGACGTGACGACAAAAGCAGAATGCTGGTTTGTACACGGAACAGATATTAATTTGACTAGTTCATTTACGACTCACGGGAGTGGTTGCAAGTGTGTTCCGTTGTTTTATTTAAATGGTGTTGCAGAAGAAGTGAAGTCCATTAAATCAGCGGATGAAGCCTTTGAATTACTGGAGACCTACGAAGCGAAGTCTGTCCTTGGTGACGGAAGATACGCAAAGTGGTTGAAAGGTGATTCACTAAATGTATTACTAACTGTAGACGAAGACAATTCTGAACAAGCGTGACGTTTGCAGAGGATATGAAAGAACTATGTCAGTAGATTACGACAACGAAATTGTGATTCGCTTTGGCGATGAAGTAAAAGCCACCACAGACGGTAAAGTTCGTGGTTACCTTATACGCTTTGGCGGCAAAGACCTTGAAGGCGATGTCTTTTCACCTCAGTGTGACTTTGGGCGACCGATGAAGGTAGGTGATTCTATGCCAATGAATCTCTACTATGCTCACGGTATGGACCCGGTCGTTGGTAAGAAGGCTGTCGGCGCAGGTCGAATCGTTGTTAAAGAAGCAGGACTTTGGTACGAAGGTCAGATTCAAATGTCTGACCAGTATCGAGAAATGATTAAGCGGCTTGCTGTTGAGGGTCGTTTAGGCTTTTCAAGTGGAGCGGCTGGTCATCTTGTCGTTCGTGAGAAGTCTTTTGATGGTGACTCAAACCTACTGACCGTATGGCCTCTTGCTGAAGCAAGCCTTACTCCACGTCCAGCCGAACCACGTAACCTTGCTTTTGCTAAGTCTTTATCTAACTTTGCAAACCTTATGACTGATGATGAGTTGTCAGATGTGCTTACTGTTCATCGAGCAGGTACATTGACGAAGATTGAAAATCCTATGAAATGTGGCGGTGGTTACCCTAAACCTCAGATGATGCCTATGCCAGCGGTGAAACCTAAGATGCGAATGCCTGAAGTCAATACATATTCTTGGATGTACCCACGCCGAAAGCGTGTTATGTCTAACCGTCCTTCTGCCGATGAAATGGCTGGTTACGGGATGCGTCCCGGCTACGTCGAAGACGAAGAAGAAGACAACATGGATATGTGTGGACCCGGCAAGAAGCGTCCATACCGTGGTGAGCCTGACGAGATGATGAACGGTGGCGGAATGCCTCCTATGTACTCGGAGCAGGAGATGGAAGGCGTAGACCCACAAGCACTGTCTAGCATTCTCTCCCACTTAATGATGGCTTACCAAGAGATGCTAACAGCACTCAACGAAGGTGAAGTTGAAGAAGAGGATATGGATGAGTATCATTCAACCCTCATGAACAATGTTGATACTTTCGGTACGATGCTACGTAGTTATATGTACAACCGCAAGCGTCCTATGAAGGAAGCGGTTGACCTAAAGTATATGTTCACTAAGTCCAAACCGACTAGTGTTACCGAATTCGAGCGACGGGTGCGTGATGTACTCAGTCTTTCTCGCCGGGAAGCAAAGATGCTTGCTTCTCATGGGTGGAAGGCACTGTGCGATGCAGTGGAAGAAGCCGAAGTGGACGAAGTTGACGTCAAGTCAGCAGATGTTCAACCAGTGGAAGAAGTTGTTGAACAAACAACAGAAGACGCTGAGCCAGTAGTGACTGATGAAGTTGTTACTGAAACCGCTGAAGAATTGGTAGTAG